ACAAGATTCGCGAAGGCAACTACAAGGTGCTCAAATTCAGTGATGACCTGTATGAAGCCATGAAGCACTTGGACCTTGACGCTGAGTTGATAGCCAAAGAAGGCTCAAACGGTCGTACCATCAAGATCATTGTGAAACCTGCGCCTGGAGAAAAACTGCCCAAAGGTGAAAATAAACTGTGTCAATTCCGCACACAAAAAATGGGCAATGCCTATCGCAATTACTACGAGATTGGTCCCATGATGGAAAAACTTACCCAACTTCCATCTAGAACAGGTGTGGATCAAGATGATCAGGCATCTGGCAGATTGTCTGGCCCTGGAGTGCGGGCCGCTAAAACTGGCAGAGATCCAGACTTCAGCCCGGACATTACTGGTAGATCACGCAGAGGATAAGTTAGTGTTTGGCCACAGTTGAAATGTGGTCGCAAATGCCCAGGTCCAAGGCTTCTTTGGCACTAAGCCAAATATCCTGTGGTGGCAACAAGTGCTTGCGAATTTGTTCAATATCTAAGCCTGTGCAAGTTTCATAGTGTGCAAGCATCCTGGCCTGTGTGAGTTCAAACTCTCGCATGGTAGCAAATAACTCATGTGCCTTGCCTTCACTGCTCCAACTGAACTGATGGCTCAGGATGGATGTGTTGGGTGTGAGAACTCTGCGGCCCCGGCTACCGGCAATGAATATGAGTAATCCAGCACTGGCTATCACTCCCAGGCCCACAGTCTTTACAGGTATGAGTGAACTGTGCATGACATCAATCAGTGCAAAGGCAGCACCCATATCACCACCTTCAGAGCACACCATCAATAGCAGTTCTTTTTTCTTTTTCTTGACCACGTGGTTTTCGTGCAAGATCCATTCTATGATGGGCTTGATGTTTTCTTCATCTACATCTCCCATAAAAACATATATTCCTGCGTCAGCCAATGCTTGGCTGTGTGATTGCTCAAGTTCTGTGGTGTTGTCAGTTGGCATGATTTGGATATGAGAAAAGGCAGCCTCAGCTGCCTTTTATTTATACGCCGTTTATTGCAGTGTAATTTGTCCAATCACTGCATTGGGTTTGGCTAGTGCTTCGGCCCGTTTGCGTTTGTATTCTTCGTTTTCCACATCTAGTAATCGTATATCTCCTTGTGATGTACTTACAGTTTCAACTGGTTTTACTTCAACTGGTTTTACTTCAAGTGGCTTAACTTCAACTGGTTTTACCGGTTCAGGACGTGGTCCAATTTGTTCACGAAGTTGCCGATCTGCCCGTTCCTGCTGGGCCGCTTCTTCGGCTTGACTGCGTTCAAGATCTTGATGTGCTCGGGCGGCACGAAGTTCGCTTTCTTTACGTGCTTGAGATTGATCACGCTCTTTGCGCAGAATGTTGTTTTCTCCCAATGGGTAGCGAATAAGCACATAAACCTTGTAAACACGCCCATCATGTGTGGTTCGACTGTCCACACGTTGAGCGCCGATCAACTCACCACTGGCAGTTTTCTGGATGGTCTGCTCAAAACGTTCATTGAGTGTGTCGCCAGAATCTGCGCGATAACTTTTGGTTGATCCGCGTACTCGAGCAGTCATTGTTTCCACAAGTTTTTGTTCTGCAAACATTCTGGCTTTGTTGTAAGCCATTTGTTCATCCACTGATGTAGCAGTACCTGCCGCAAACATCATGTCAGCAGTATCTTCTGGCAACCGCACAAACCATTCTGGTGCAGGCACAATCACACGCTGTGGCTGAGCAGACATGGCATATGGATGCACAGGTGCTTGATAGGCCTGCGTTGCTGGCTGCGCCATTGGCATTTCGGCCTTTTGAGCATTAGCACATGCCACAAGGCTGGCACAGATTGCTAGGGTAGAAAGTTTAGCGAGTTTCATACATACCTTTCAGGTTAGTTAACGGATAAAGCATTGTAGCAGATTGATTAAAATTTGTCAACCACTACCCATTTGGAATCGTGAATTTTACAGATCACACCTTCGAAAGTTCGAATGTCATTGCGTACATAGGTACTATCCAAAAAGTATCTGCACGGCGCACCATTGTGCCAAAACTCTCGCGGTCGGTCAGGATGCGGGCGAAATTGAGCCAGTTCGCCAACAGTGCCTGGATTGGTTTGTCGCAATGTTTCCAAATCTGGATTGTCTCTACATATTAGGGCCTTTTCGCTGACCACTTGACTGCGGCCCACACGTTCGCGAACTGAATCCTCGGCACGTTTTACTGCCACAGCACAGGCTTCATCTCTGGGTCTATCGCCCGACCATTCATATTCGCCAAAGGCAGTGTGCCATTCGGCACCAATCCTGGCTCTAAAGTTAACCATGCATTTGCGGCCTCCTGAGAATCCAGGAACAACTTCTGCGCGAAGTTCACTGCGTTCCGCAATTGTCACAGCGGCGCGACTCACAGTATTTTCTTGAAGCACACACTGTTGGGCCACAGCCACAATAGGTGCCAGGCATAAGGCAATAACAGTTTTTTTCATCAGCAATAGTCCCTCAGGTAACGAATGTGCCAGTTTATCAACCAATTGGTTTTTTTGTCCTGCCCGGTCCAACCACTCATACTGAGTAATTGGTCATCGGCAGTTCTACGCATACTGTTCAACATGGCAATTTGTTGCGGAGCAATCCTACAGTCATATTGAAAGTATTCCAGGTCATCCATGCTCATGGCCTTGCGACTGGGTGTGCCTGTTGCACAACCACTACACAGGCTGACAAACATAACGCATATTCCAAATTTTAGCACGGATTTGTCTGCGATGTCTTTGAAAGTTTTCATCTGATTCCATTCTTTGTTGCGGAATAGCGGCTTGATCACTTAACCAATTTATGATTGCATCTCGATTTCTACAATCATTGGGCACCATAGCCACGTCGATAGGTGGCGATGTTTTTGGTGTCATGCAACCTGTGAGGGCCACAAGAGCCACAACAGGTGCTAGGTGTTTAATGTTCATCACGTTGACGATGTTTGGGTCGGCGTTTATACTCAGTTTTGGGACGCTCCACACGCCCGCGGAACGGCAAGTCGCGATCGAATAGCACTCGATGGCGGCGTTCTTTTGCAGGTGGCAATGTAAAACTTAGTGTCTTCATGTGGTAATTATAGCAAAATGCGATTATTTGGTCAAGAAAAAGCCCCGCCAAATCAGCAGGGCTTTGCTGTAATACTTGAGTATTACTTTTTGGCTGACTGTGCTGTGTAAGCCTTCATGATGCCTTCGCCAAATTTCACATAGTCAAATTTGGTGGCTTCTTGCATGGCCTTGACAGTTTCGCTCACAACTGTAGTTGCGGCGTCTGTTGTGGCTTTCACAGCCTTTTTGGTGTAGTCTGCTTGGTTGTCAATGAACTTGATCATTGCGTCCTTCATGGTTTCGTTGGTGACGAAAGTGTTAACCCAAGTCTTTTTACCGGTTTGTACGGTGTCGATAAGTGCGTCTGCTGTAAACATGTGTTTCTCCTATTAAGCGAGTTTACTACGGGACCCGGCCTATCCAGCGCCCCATGTTCTATTGTAACATTATTTACCTGGCAGTGCAACATAATCTTAGTATTTCTACTAGTGAGCGGCCACTAAAAACGCCAAGTCAAAAACGGCATACTAAATACAGGATAGGAGAATTTTATCATGGAAATCGTAATTGCCGTAGTTGTTATTGGTTTGATTGTGTATTGGGGTTATACTCATTTCAACAAAGAAAAAGCGGATGGGTCACACTTTTTAGACACGCTCACCAAACCGGTAGAAGTCGCACCTGTTGCTCAACCAGTCTCAACACCTGAGCCAGCCAAGTGTGGTTGCGGTCGCAGCCAAAGTGGATTGTGTGTGGGCTTGCATAAACTCACACCTGAGGAATGGTCCGTTCACAGTGACAACCCCAACAAGGTCAAGCCTGCCAAAAAAGCACCAGCCAAGAAACCGGCTGCGCCACGAGCACCAGCCAAGCCTAGAGCTAAAAAGAATCCAGCAAAATAAGTTTAGATAACTTACAGTTTAATCTAACGCAAAGGCCTCGTAAATATAATACGGGGCTTTCTTACGAAAGCGATCCTAGAATTATAAGAATATGGATCCACTTACACTCTTTGCACTGGCCAACGGAGCTGTCTCTGCAGTTAAGGCTGGCTGCAAACTCTACAAGGACATCAAAGGTGCGGCCGGAGAAGTGAAAGAAGTGCTGAAAGATTTGGATCAGCAGTTTCAAAAACTCCATCCCCCAGACAAGCCGCCTACTGTTGCACAGAAAAATGCCTACATAGAAGAAAAAAATCGAGTGATAGAGTTGAACAAAAAAGCCAACTCCGGACAACACACCAGCGTGTATCAAGAAATTGGCGAACATCTAGGCACATACTACGACAACTTTCACAAGTGTATGGCTGTGTTTGCAGAAGAAGAAAAACGTGCTCGCACACAAGTTTACACCGGCGATGACAGCATAGGGAAACGAGCACTCAACCGTGTGCTCATGCGCAAACAACTGCAACAGATGGAAGTGGAATTACGCGAACTCATGGTTTATCAATCACCTCCTGAACTGGGTGCATTGTATACCGAAGTGGAAGCAATGATGAAGCAGATGGGCGCGGAACAACGAATATTGATTGCCCAACAAATGCAGGAGGACGAAATTAAGCGCAAACGCCGCCAACAGATGATGGATCGCTACTTTGTGGAAGGTGTGGCTGCTGTAGGCACTATTTTGATCTTGGGTTGTATTATTGCATTTATGTTTTATGTAGTGCAAGACCGTATAGAAAAGTATCCGCATTTGGGCACAGGGTGGATACCAAAAAGTGAACAACAACAAAGAAAGGAGGCCTTGGCACCGGTCTATATAGGAAGATAAAAATGAAAAAGAAAAGAATTGTAGATATTTTAATGCGCTACGGACTGGGCTTTGCTCTTACTTTTTTAGTTATAGTTTCACTGAGTATATCCTTAACGGTGTTCTTGGGCCTGGTAATAGCATGGGCCTGGTGGGAACAAGTGCGTTGAGTCACTACCGGCAAAACAGTTCATTTACAAAGGTCAACAGCAGTTGATTGTGTCGGCCCAGATGCCAGTGTGGTTTTAGATAATTTTTATCATACCAAAACTGCTGGCTTTCTGGGTGGCATCCAATCAAGCCTATTCTGTCTTGCATGATGGCCATTGGATCTCCATTGGCATATCTGGCCACAGTTTCAAATCCTGAACCTATCAGCGCACATCCATCATAAAAATACATTCTGTCAGATTGACCACGCCAGGTTATAGGGCAGGCCTTGGCATGAGGTCGTCTGGTGTCTGTGCCAGGACGTTTGATGTATTGCACTGCTCGCACACCATTCAAAATGTTGAAGTAGTCTCGGTCTGCCCAGTATGCACCCATGCAGATGCCCAGATATCTGCCGCCGCGATCGACAAAGTTGCGTATGCGCGGCGCATTTTCTTTCATCATCCAATCATATGAATCTGAATCTCCCATGCCGCCCGGAAATGCCACGCAGTCAACATCGTCAAAGAATTCATCTTCCAATCGATGTCTGGTAAAAATTTTAAATCGATAGTGTGGAGTGAGTGATTGAATTATGCCGTTAGCACTTTGCACTGAACACCTGGGTTGATGTACAAACAGTGCAATTGTTTTCATTGAGCATTCTTTGTTAATGTTTGTTCTTGCTTGACTGGTTCAACATAATTGTCCCAGACTTTTTGACCAGTGTTCCACCCAAACACTGTGAAAAACCCAATTGCAATATATGTTAAGATAAATTCCATCAATTATTTATTGGGATTTTTTTGGAGCAGATTCTTTAGATTTTTGCTTGGCTTTCTCCACAGCCGGACTTGATCGGTATGGTGTAGGGGTTGATGGTTTTGGGGGATATCGATTGGGGCTTCTTTTGAACCAACTCATAGGCAGTATTCCTTTTGGGTATTTAACTGGGCTGTTTATTCAGTAATGTTGAGTGTTTATTTTTTGTTGTAGTTCCAGACCAGTCTGCGCTGTTCTTTGCGCACCCAGTGTATGCAATCTTCTTTGAGCGACAGGTTTTTGATTTTGTCGCAGTGATGAATACTTATTGTGGCCTGAGCCATGCAAAAGGCATTTTGTTCAGGGTCTTTTACTTTGGTGCAGTCGTTTAGGTTTACGGCCCATGAAGTCATGGGCACAAATATAAGTACAAAAATTGTGGGCCACATGCGTTATTTACGGCCAAAATAATAGGACTGTGTAGTCCTATTATGCTGGTTACGAGTTCCAGCGCCACTCAATCGTTGTGGTCGGTTTGTTTACTTAATCTGACTCCAAACTCTCTCGCGAATTTGTTTGGTCAGTGAGTCAGGTAAACTCACATAGTCCAATTCTTCTGCCATTTTCTTGCCGTTCTTGAATGACCAGTCAAAAAACTTTAACACTTCTGTGGATGTCGCTTTATCATCGGGATTCTTGTACATGATGATAAAACTGGCAGTAGATATGGGCCATACTGTGTCGCCCTTTTGATTCACAATACTCACTCCCATGCCGGGTACCGAAAACCAATCAGCGCCTGCTGCCGCGGCAGCAAAAGTTAGGTCATCCGGACTTACATATTTTCCTGACCGATTTTGCAACTGCACAAAAGTCATGTTGTTTTTTTTAACATAGGCATATTCCACGTAACCAATGGCTCCTTTAACGCGAGTAACATTGGCCGCTACACCTTCATTGCCTTTACCACCCACTGATGAAGCGGCCGGCCACTTTACTGCGGCACCTTTGCCCACACGCTCAGCCCAGGGTTTTGATACTTCAGCAAGATAGTCTGTAAAGTTGAATGTTGTGCCTGAACCATCTGCACGATGCACCACTGTGATGGTTTGATCAGGTAAATTTTTACCAGGATTCAAAGCCAGCAATTTGGGGTCATTCCACTTTGCGATATCGCCCAAAAATACTTCAGCCAATACAGCACCTGTGATGCGCAACTCGCCTGGCTTGAAACCATCCAAGTTTACCACAGGAACTGTGCCGCCTATAATGGCAGGAAACTGCACTTGCCCATTCTTGTCAAGATCCACACCGCTTACAGGTGCATCGCTAGCACCAAAGGTCACTGTCTTGTTATTGATCTGGCGAATACCGCCTGATGAACCAATTGACTGATAGTTTAGTCCCACGCCAGTTTCTTTCTTGTAGGCTTCGGCCCATTTGGCGTAGATAGGATAAGGGAAAGTTGCACCTGCCCCTGTAATGTCGCCTGCTTGTGCTGTAACTGCAATGGCAGCCAGTAGTGTCAGAATAAGTTTTTTCACTGGTGTTCTCCTTGTTAGTGACTTTTATTTAATAACAATTATATTACAGTTTTGTTAAACCAAGTTTGCTCGAAATATCTCCCAGGCTCGTTGCCAACTCCAACGCTGGCTTCCGTACCATACAGATTCTCTGTCCAGACCCATGCATTTGTATGTGGCAGTGACCAGACTTCTATCCATAACACCTGTGATGCCTGGATCGATCACATCCAAAGGACCAGGTGCAGGATATGCCGCCACTGGTGTGCCACAAGCCATGGCTTCAATCATCACAAGACCAAATGTTTCCCAAGTGGATGGAAACACAAACACATCTGCCTGAGCGTAATATTCGGCCAGTGCCTGACCTGTTTTGAATCCCACAAACTCCACATCAGGGTATTTTTGTTGCAGTTCTTTTCTGTATGGGCCATCACCCACCATGATTTTTCTAGCACCTGGATATTGCATGGCACAAAAATCGTCAAGGTTCTTTTCTTTTGAAACTCTGCTCACACACAATAGTATAGGGCGATCATTTTCTTCAGGATCACGCCATGTAGGCTTGAACACTTGTCTATCAACTCCGCGTGTCCAACTGATCACAGTGCCGTCAAACCCTTGATCTCTCAGTTCGTTAACCATGGTATCTGTTGTGGTCAAAACCTTGCCAGAATGCTTGTGAAACCAGCGAACATAGGCCCAGGTAATAAATTCAGGCACACCCACAAGTTTTTTTATGCCTTCAGGAAAGCGAGTATGATAAGCGGTATTATACCGTATACCGTCACGCTCAAACAAGTGTCGAGCAGACAGACCGAGAGGACCCTCTGTGGCGATATGGTAATGATCCGCACCCACCTGCGCAATCTTCTTGCGGAGCGACCGGGGATAGGCAATCTTGACTTCGTTGTAGCCAGGACAATCACGGTGGGGGAACTGCCCGGGATCAATATAAACAAGCTGATACCCATCCAAAAGAGCATGTGCCTCCAAATTCTTGTAGGTCGTGACCACGCCATTAATTTGATCCGGCAAGTTGTCTGTTACTATCAGTATCTTCTTTGTCATTTCGTTGAGTCCATGTTACAATTTCCCATGCACCGGAGTGATGTTCTACCAATGCTGTGCATGATTCAACCCAATCACCATCATTCATATAAATCACATCATCAATCTTTCTAATTTCAGCATGATGGATGTGCCCACATATCACACCATCGAATCCACGCTTCCGGCAGTAGTCGGTGAGGTTGCGTTCAAATTGAAATATAAAATCTACAGCTTTTTTAACGCGATACTTAAGATACAGGCTAAGACTCCAGTACCCAAAACCCAAGCGGTGACGTATCCAATTAAACTTAGTATTGAGAAATAGTATGAAATCATAGGCCTTGTCTCCTAAAAAATTCAGCCAAGGTGCCAAACGTGTGATGCCATCAAACAAGTCGCCGTGTGTGACAAGGTAATGTCTGCCATCCGCACCCACATGTTCGCATTGATTGCGAACTTCTATATGTCCAAAAGTGATACCATCAGGTATCATTGGGCGTAAAAATTCATCGTGATTGCCGGCCACATACACTACTCGTGTGCCGCGCTTGGCATGGCCGAGAATCCTGCGAACCACATTTGTATGGCTTTGCTTCCATCTCAATCGGTTCTGTTGAACCTTCCAGCCGTCAATGATATCGCCAACTAAGTAGAGAGATTCGCAGGTATTGTGCTTGAGAAAGTTGTTGAGACGATCAGCTTGACACTCTTTGGTGCCAAGATGAACATCGGAGATAAAGATGCTGCGATATGTTTTCTCCATAAAGTATTTACGGAGAAATCTGTTACGATTTTGTTACAATGCCAACATGCGAATCAACGCAACGGAGTCAATAGTCGTGAGCAGAACATAGTTAGCCAGCATCCCAAAACTTCTGCGAGTCCAAGCAGCCCAGGCATAGATAGCGCAACCAGTGATCCACACAGGGTAAAGAGCAAGAAGGGGTGGATTTGGTACAGTGGAGGCCATTGTAACACTGCAACCAATGCTGATAGCCCAAGCCAATACTTCCATGACAAACCTAAAAGGGTGAGTCTTGTAATCACTTTTGATCCAATCAAAGATGCCGGTTAAAATATCATTCATCGAGCATACAGCCATTGCTGGTACAGTTGATCGCGGGCCAAGTTCTTGCCTTTGGCCTCACACTGAATGTCCCACTGATCTGCAAAGGTCATGGCCCAGTCATTTACGGCACTGTTCCAATAGAAGTCACTGTGTGCTCGCAGTTTTTGCTTTTTGTAACCTTGTGCCAACAGTGCGCTCAAGTCGGGTTTTACATTGGATACGTGATTGACGAGGCAGTCTTCACGAGATACTGAGTAATGAAGAACAGGACGCACACCACCCCAAGAGTCAATAACCCGTTGCGCACGTGGATCCGTGGGGGTAATGTATTCCCCGGTGTTGATCCAATGATGGTGGATATCCAAAGTGAGAGCCACATGATCAGCCACGGCCAGTGTAACGTCAAGTCCATTTGAAAGTTCGTCATTTTCTATTGCTATTAAGTTTCTTGCTTCTGTACTTAGCCTGCTTAAAGTTTGGAGAAACTTAGCAGGGCCGCCTTTGCCCGATAAGTGAACGTTAATCTTAAAACCGTGATCGTGCCAGGCAGCACCGTAGCCCAGCCACCGTGCCATATCAGCATGGTATTCAAATTCAAGAATTGATCTCTCCACAATTTCATCCGATTCGCTTGCAAGAACACAAAACTGTCCTGGGTGGAATGATAACCGAACACCAAGTCGACGTGCAGCATCACCAACCGGAGCAAATATTCGTTCGCAATGATCTTGAATTTCACGTCGTTGCCACCAATCTATCCAGGAAGGTTCTGTGTAGCCCTGTAACATTTCACTGCCCAATCGCACCACTCTGCGTTCGGGTTCCATAGCACCCACACGCTCAACCAGCTTGAGCGCCGCGGCAGCATTATGATTCATGATATCCCACTGACGCTGATCGGCTTCGGCAGCATGCTCGCGCAGCCAGCGCATGGTGGTTGATCTGCCGTTGATATCACGGTCCTTTGCATTCACTTTCATGCCCCCAGTTTCCTCGGGGTCATTGAGCCATTTGCAACAAAAGCCAAAACGAGATGTGTGTGTCATAAAAATTATTATACACTATATATTATTCAACGTCTACCAAATTGAACTAAATAGTGTATCAAATTGGAGAACATCATGTGGAAAGTTATAACAAATGCAACTGACTGGGAAACATTTCCAGGCGAAGAACTAGCACTCATCAAAACCAAAATTGATCAACTGGCTGCCGCGGGATTCACAGATCCAGAATACATTCAAGTGCCAATATGGCTTCCTGGTGGAGCACAACAGAGACAAAGAAATTTTACCACATTAGAGTCAGCACAAGATTATGCTGATTTTATAAATGCATTGCCTGGTGATTTGGTCAATGTTATTGATATTATTGAAGTTCAATAATTGCGACGTACTAGATCCAAAGTAACACAATGAAAGCCGCCTCCTAGAGTGCGGCTTTGTCTTAACCGCATGGGAATCACTTCAAAACTGTAACTTTTTAGTGTTTTGATCAATTCGGGCTGATCAGCATCACAGATCACAGTGTGTGGATCCACCACCAACATGTTCATGGCAATCCATTTTGATGCATATGGATATCGGTAAAAATCTTGAGCCACAACATCATGCACCCAAATCTTGTGCCAACCATCAAATACTTTGGGCACATTATCAAACCGCACTCTACTGCTGTTTAGCATGACCAAACCTTCACGAAGTGGCACAATGGTTGAATCAATATGCACACCAGCATAAAAATTACACAACTCTATCTTTATATCTGGAAACTGCGCACACATCCAATCATAGGCTTTGCGGTTGCCTGATGCCGATTCTAAATACAACATACGATCGCCAAGACGGCATACATTGGCAGCATCTAAGGTCATGCCTTCGTTACGTGGCATGAATTTGTAGTTCTCAGCAGAGTCCACAATGCTATGATAGCATTGCAGTTCCATGTCTCTGCAGGGATACATCATGGCAGGATCCACAATAGTTGATCCGTATACAAGGAACCGGTCACGCGGGCAATAGTTATACATGCCATCATGTGTTTGAAAGTTGAGTGGTTCTGGACGAACAACTTCTACGCCTAGACTGATCAGAGTGGTTGCAAGAGCATCCAAATCCTCGTTGGCTTCATCTATAATACGTTGCGGCACTGGTCCACGCGGCACTGGTGTTTCTTTCCAAGTGGTCTTTTCTGACTCTCGAGAAAATACCGGATCATTCACTGGCCAGTTGGCATCAGTGGCACTGCCAACAACTATCTTCTTGAGTGGGCTCCACTCATCGAATGTTAATATTGTCATATTTTTATAAATAAAGTTGCCAGTCGCGATGTTGGACGCATCCACCGGCTCTAACGCTACAAGGAGCAATCAGCATGAATACTTATGAGTATTACGTTTACGCATACTTAAACGAAGATAACATTCCATATTATATAGGCAAAGGAAAAAATAAACGAGCCTTTGCAAAACATAGAGTCCCTGTTCCGTCAGATCACACTAAGATAGTATTCTTGGAAAAAAATCTATCCGAAATTGGTGCAATAGCAATTGAACGCAAAATGATTGATTGGTATGGCAGGATAGACTTAAACACAGGCATACTGTTAAATCGCAACGGATTCGGAGGCTTCTCGTGGACAGAAGAACAACGGTTGGCAATAAAGGGCCGCAAAGTTTCGGACGCTACAAAATCTAAACTTAGCGATGCTAACTTAGGGAAAAAAGCATCCAAAGAGACTCGAGAAAAACTTAGCAAGATGCGACTGGGCAAGAAACAAGCAAAATGCACTGAGCAAGGAAGAGCAAATATTAAAAAAGCAAACCAAGGCAAAAACATTGGCCGAATCCTTAGCGAAGAAACAAAGGCAAAAATTAGAGAGTCAAACAAGGCTACGTGGGCCAAGAAAATGCTCTCTAAATATGGCCCGTGATCTGAAGCGTATAACGGTCTTCTAACCCAATGTTGGCGGCCATGTGGGGCTCGTCATACGCCCACTCTATCACATCACCTGCTTGCCAATTCACATAAGGCTTGCCGCCAACTTCAAGATAGTGCCCAGGTTTCCAGTCTTCTAACAACAGTAAAGCTCTACGAATTGAAAGTTCTTGGCCTTGTAGATTGAATATCTCAATATAACGCTTGTAAAGATCCTGGTGAACTGGCATAACTGTACCAGTGCTCATGCGATAAAATGATATGCCAATATCTTTCCATCCCCACTTTTCATAAATTTCAAAAAACTTGCCTGACCAGCTAGGTAGCTCGTGTCGCATGTCAGCAAGGTCACCACAGATTTTACTTTGATACCCTTGTGAGATCCAACGTGCCACAGTATTTGGATCATTAAACGGTTCCTGGATGTAGTCTATTTTTTTAAACTCATCGTCCCAGAATCGTTCAATGTTATATTTAAAGGGGGCGGGTGTTGCCATAGTGAACAACTTTGACACTACCGGTAGACTCTAATTTACGCCATGGATCCACAATCACACTGCCTGGTAAAATATCACAATAAGGTTTGGTTTCTGGTTGATCGCCTGTGTACTCATAGGTTATTTTGCGATTGTGTGCCCACAAAAACACAGCGGCATGGTCAACATCTGCAACCACATCAGTTGGATCATCTGCCAAAGGATCAACATACTTTAATCCAGCATGGCCATGTTTGGCAACATAGTGTCCTACCAAGGTTGAGTAACTGCCAATGCAGTAGCCTACATCAGGTTTGTATGCTTTGCCATGAATCACAATAGGCAAGTTACCGTTTTCTCTACTGACTTTGATTAGATACTTGGCAAGATTTTCTGCTTGGATTTCTCTAGCATGCATCACAGTGTCAAACAAATCGTAGCCAATTTCGTATTCTTGTGCCAACCAACGCAGAGCAATGTTGTCGCGTGGGTGGCAGGCGCCTGCATCGCCCATGCCAGCAGTCATGTATTTAGGTCCCATGATACGCATGGTACTGCGTGCCAGTGCGTTGGTGACCACATCTACGTTGATGTGGCCAATGCGCATGGCAAAATCTTGAATCATGTTCACCAGGCCGACTTTGGCAGAGATGAATGTGTTGTAGAAAATCTTGATGGCTTCGCACTCGTCCCATGTGCCAATTTCATAGCGTGGATTGTTCTGCATCACAGTATCATACAGCGCACGAAGTTCTCCAGCAAGTGCATTGGGATTGCCATCTTCTGTGCCAATCATGATCATTTCAGGATTGACCATGTCCCACTTAACACTACCCATGGCAATCAAGTAAGGGTTGTATAGGAACTGATGTTTTTTGTCCAGCAAAGGATAAAAGTGTTTGCGAGTGGTGCCAGGTAATACTGTAGAGATCAACACAACTTTCTTGGACGACTCGGCGTATTTGTTCACATTGGTGATGGCATCAATTACAGCGGCATGACCAAAGTCTCTTGGTTCCATATGGCTCGATGGAACTGAACCGTCGTAGCCCTCTGCATGCGGAGTCGGTACTGCAATAAAAATCCACTCACTTTCGTTTACTAATTCTTCTATATCACATACTTTGACAGAGTCGCTGGTTCGTGGGTAAATATCGTATCCCCAGACTTGATGTTTTTCTGCCATTACTTCAGCACAATCCAGGCCAAGTTTACCAATACCAATAAAACCAATTTTTGCCATGAGCGTTCCTTTAGATAGATTATATAATTTTTTGCACGACTTGTGCAATCGCGATATCATAATTTATGGCTTCAAACCATATGGCTCAAAAAAATTGTCTGATCTACAATTTTACCTAACAGACAGTGTGCCCTGGTTATATGGGCACACAACTCCTGCTATCATTTTCCATGATCAAGAACCTCTACAATTTGATTTGTACAGCGAACAAGACATTGGTGCCTTGGCATTCGAAAGATTCAATCAACAGGCTCATCCTGAAATGTTAGCACAATTGTCCCAAATGCACATAAGAGGAGTCACTAAAACTCCGTATTCTGGCTACGATATGATGATGTTGTGCCACAGCGAAAAAAACAGTGCAGAAGTTGAAAAATATCAGTCTCGACATTTTGTGCCTGTGTATTACTGGAGTCATGCACTTATCGCTCGAGATTGGTTTAGATTTGCCGAGCATGATCCTGTGTTAGAACATAAAAATATTCAACAAGATTTTTTAATATACAATCGTGCTTGGTCTGGTACTAGAGAATACCGACTTAAATTTGCAGAACTATTGGTCGCCAATGATCTAGTGGACTGTTGCAAAACAAGTTTCAACCCAGTTGATTCAGGCACACATTATCAAAAACACAAATATCAAAATAAGCAATTTTCAATTTCAACTGCACTAGAATCTTACCTGCCAATGAACACACATTCTTCTACAGCCAGTGCAGATTACAATCATGATGACTACAGCAGTATTGGAATTGAGGTGGTTTTAGAAACACTGTTTGATGATCAACGAAATCACCTAACAGAAAAACTGTTACGGCCCATAGCGTGTGGAGTACCATTTATTGCAGTTGCTACTCCAGGAAGTTTGGCGTATTTAAGAGATTATGGCTTTAAAACATTTAGTCCAATCTTAAACGAAGACTATGATCAAGAACCAGATGCTGTAAAACGACTGCACATGATCATAGCAGAAATGCTCAGGATAACCAACTTAGATACTGATGACAAAACTGCACTATGGGAAAAACTTTACGAAATTGCCAGGTACAACAAAAAATGGTTTTTTTCGTCTACGTTTCATGAAATGATTGTTGAAGAGTACAAGTACAATTTAAATAGGGCACTTGATACTATGGACCAGCACCGAACTGGCCTATGGTATAAACGCTTGGGTGAGATTGCCAGTCTACATCCTGAGATGGGAAAATATTACAACAATCCCAAACCAGGTAGAACACAAAAAGACCTAGACGACTTTTATGCCTGGATCAATCAGGGTTCTTGACAATCCAGTATTGCCAGTTTGAGTCAGGTGGATTATCTACATATTGATCTAATCGCATGGACATGTGCTGATAAAATGTATCCATCTCACCATTCCAGCAGCCAATGAGGGTGTGCAAGGCACTGCGACAAAATTCCCAATTCTGCTGTCTATATTGCTCTATCAACTGTTGATGTATGGCTTTGTTGGCTTCCAATCTTGGAAACTCTGCCAATGGCAAGTTATCAATCACGCAATAGGTTTTTACCAACTGCTCCGATGGCATCAATTTGAATGTATCTAGTTCCAAAACAGTGTGAGTGTTACTCACTTGTTCTACTGCATCGCCAAATATTATGTTCATGATCAATTCCTTTTAAATATGTATCATGCAATTAGCATTTGATTTAATTTCTGATTTACACATTGATTCTTGGGATAGAGACTTTGATTGGACTGGACAGGCCACCAGTCCACACTGCATTGTTGTGGGCGATGTCTGCCAAAATAGACAATTGTTGTACAAAACTCTTACACATCTCGGTCAGTGTTATCAAGCCGTGTTTTATGTTGATGGCAACGACGAACATGTGAGATCTATTGACAATCTTGGCACCAGTTATCGAGATTTGGCCAAGCAAATTGAGAAAATACCCAATGTGGTATATCTACAAGACAACGTTGTGGTAATAAACGGTGTGGCTGTTTTGGGTACCAATGGCTGGTGGGGATTTGATTTTGACAGTTCTTTAGATCCAGAAGAAGTTAGAGATTGGTGGTGCGACCATAATTCATTAACACCGGAACATTACACTGCTGTTCGTAGAGCCAGCACTACAGATGCCAATTACATGATTGCCAGTGTAAGACGTTTACAGACTCACCAAGATGTAAAGAAAATTGTCATGGTCACACATACAGTGCCCATGCCCGAACTTATCAGTCACGATATTGATTTGGCCAACAAACTCAAATTCAATATCATGGGCAACAGACACATGCTGAATGCGTTAGATGTAGACACTGAACGCAAGATAGATACCTGGTGCTTTGGCCACTATCATGGCAAAGTTGACCAGTATCGAGATGGCGTCCGGTATGTGAACAACTGCCGCGGTCGCGGTAATACCACATGGTCACAATATGTGTACCATCCCTTGCGTGTGGTTGTGGATTATTGAATTGTTTCGGGTTCCAGTTTGATCTGGAGAGGATAGTTTTGTGCTCTAGCACTCACAGTGACTTCAACACCTTTTTGTTCGGCAATTTCATAAGGCAGCACCGCCACACAAGCAGAGCCTTCTTCGTGAATGTCGATGGTGATTTGTTCTGCTGTTTCAGGGGTGTATTCAAAATATTCAACCAAACTTTCAACCACAAATTCCATCGAAGTTGTGTTGTCATTTAGGTAGACCACGCGAAACATAGGTGGCTCTTTAACGGCCTCTGATGGTTTGATTCGTGTGCGGGTATCGCTCTGTGCCATTTCTATTCCTTGTTTTGCTATACAATCAGTGGCAGCACGATTGCTGCCACTGTATTTACACTATTATATTAGGAAGTGTAGGTGATCGCAATGGTCTTTGGCTTGGCGTCTTCGGGCACTTCACGCTTTAGGTGAACGCTTAGGATACCAAGTTCAAGATGAGCATTGGTGATTTCCATGTGATCCGCAAGTTGAAACTCACGACGGAAATCTCTATTGCTGATACCTTTGTGCAGGTAGTTTGGCACAACCTTTTCGCTGTCGGGCTGGTACTCTTTGCCTTCAATGATCAAGAACTTTTTGTCCTTGGTAACTGAAAGATTGTCCAATCCAAATCCGGCCACCGCAAGACTGATCATGTACTCATCATCATTGATTTGTACAATGTTGTAGGGTGGATAGTTTGTCGAGGACTGTTGAGCACTCACACGCATGAGTTCATCAAACATGTTATCGAAACCGATACCAAATTTGGTGATTGCGGGAAGGTCGAAACTACGAAGGGTAAGAGTTTTTGTCATTTGTTTTCTCCTTTAATAAGCAAGATGACTTTAATGTAGACCCCACCATGGGCATCTACAAGTGTATTTATACAGGAAATCTCTAATGTTGTCTAGTTTTCATTGGCTCAATCAGTCGGTATTCGAGCCACTTGTGTTGGGAGGCGTTCCACGTCATTGCAAAATAAGTGTAGAGTTTGTCGTCATCAAAAGTCACACGATGTTTGAGTTTTATTGTTTTTTCCGTGTACTTGATTCGATCATTTTGATTGGCCCATTTTACCAAATGGTATCTAATCAACAGCAAATTTGAAGAGGCTTGCTCTTGATCAAGTTCAAATTCAATGTACATCAGTACAGTTTTTTGGGCAGTGCTTGATCAGCCAATTGTCTGCGCCAGCGATTTCGGGCAGCACTGCGTTTGAGTTTTCGAGCAGTAGTAGGTTTGGTGTAGAATTCACGATCACGTAAATCGTTAAGAATGCCCGACGTTTGAATTTTTTTCTTGAATTTGCGCAGGGCTTTTTCTACATTGCCATCAGCGACTAATACCGATCTTCCTCGCAATTTGTTCATTGGGTGCCTTTAATTCTGTAGGAGTATTTACCAGGTCGGTTGTGATTTGCACTTGGTCAATGCCTTGCTCTTTGTAAAGAGCCAAATTAAACATGTGTGGCAATAGCACTCGTTCAAGTTCGCTGTGCAAACCGCGAGCACCTGTTTTGTTTTTTAAGGTGTTTTTGGCCACTTGTTCCAGTGCAGATTTATCAAAGTCCAACGCAATTTGATCTTGTGCAAACAACCACTGGTATTGCTCTACATAACTGTGTTTGATTTCTGTAAGGATGGAAATCAAATCTTCCAGTGCCAGTTCGTTGAGTGCAACCCAACTTGGAAATCTGCCCACAAATTCTGGTATCATACCAAATTTAACCAAGTCATCAGGGGTGACTTGATCTAGATCACCTGCACGATCAACCGACACTTCGGCCTGAAATCCAATGGAGGTTCCACGAAGCCTAGTCTTCACAATATTATCCAGCCCTACAAATGCACCACCGGCAATGAACAAAATGTTGGTGGTATCAATTTCCACAGTTTCGCCATTGGGGTGTTTGCGTCCTCCGGTGGGTGTGATGCGGCATTTGGTGCCTTCTACCAATTTCAGCAGGGCCTGTTGCACGCCTTCACCTGATACATCTCGGGTGATGCTTTGACTTTCTGAGCGTCTGCTGATCTTGTCAATTTCATCCACAAACACAATACCTTGCTGTGTTTTTTCAACGTCGTTGCCTGATGCTGTGTACAAGCGACTAATCAAACTTTCAACATCATCGCCTACATATCCTGCTTCGGTCAAACTGGTAGCATCAGCAATCACAAAAGGCACGTCAAGATATCTTGCTACTGATCTTGCCAGCAGTGTTTTGCCTGATCCAGTGGGACCCAGCATGAGAATATTGACTTTTTCAATTTCAGTATTTTTGTCCTGATTGCGTATGCGTTTGTAGTGGTTGGCAATAGCCACACTCAATACCATTTTGGCTCGATCTTGCCCTATAACATATTGATTGAGATGTTTTAGGATTTCTCTTGGATCAAGACTGACATTTTCTACTGCCTTTACTGCTGGATCATCTACCAAGAGTGTTTGGCAAAGTTCCACACATTCGTTGCAGATAGCAACATTTTCACCTACTATGAGTTTGACCACTGCATCTTTGTGCTTGCCACAAAAACTACAGTTATCAAGGGTTTCAGTTTGTTTCATGCGTTGTTATTGGTTTGGTTAAGGCGCTCAGCCACTTGTTCTCTCTCAATATCACTCAACAAATCTGGATCATATTCACCAGTGGAGATTTTGTTTATGAGATGATCAATGTATGCTGTGTCGTAAGTATAGTTATCTGTAGAATTTTTGTCAATAATAATCCACTCGTCTCCGTTGAACTTATACAACTGACTGGGCATGCGATCTGTTTTTACAAAAGTATCTCCGCGATTGGGCGCCGCAGGAAATTCTCTTCCAAAACTGGTTTGGGTGTATTTTGGATCATTCCACGGCAATCGATCAATGTGGCCGCGGGCCAGTTTGGCTCTTTGTGCTTTAATTGTGTCATCGGGATTGGCGGCTTTCCAAGCCTTAATTGCTGCTTTTTCGGATTCAGTGATATCTGCATTCAATACCTCAACTTCTTCCGCAGTCCATGGGCGTGGTTCTACACTAGGTATTTGCTCTGGAGGCACGATGGCCATTGCGGCTTGATCTTCTTTGATAGGATCTGGCGCTACCATGGGTTTGAGATTTCCAAAATGCACAAACGGTCGGGCCAAATATGGATAGCGTTCATGCCACGGACGTTCATCTTTGGGGTGCTCCACACTGGCCTGAATCTGCTCCACTTGTTGTTCAGAGAGTGGACCATCGTCTGGTTCATACTGAGGCTCGTCGTGTACAAATCCTCCGGTGCCTTGTCTTGCCCATTCAAACTGTTTGTTGGCTGCTAGGATCAGTGTGAGTGCCAATGGGTCAAACACCAACACAATCATTATGATCATCCAACGCACTGCTCGTTCCAACAAATTGGCATCAGGGTTGTCTCCGTAGAGCAATGCCGCAATATATTTTATTGGCCCTACTTCTGCTTCAACTTTGCGTACCTCGGCAGCAATAGGCGCACGGGCATCGCTAAGTTCCGCGATAGACTTCTGCGACTGTGTGATTTCGGCCTGAAGTCTAGCACGTTCCTTCTGCTGGGAGCGACGTAGAGCCACTGCTTTGTCGGCACCTTTTTCATCTGTTGAGCGGCCCAATACTTGATCCACTCCTTCATCCATCTGTTTAAGTGCCTTACGGTTTGCTTCTATATTCTCTTTTTCAGTACGAATCTTTTCATCATATATGGCAATCTTGCTGGTGACATCACCTGACACCAGGCTTTGATCCGAATGTGCCTTTGATAGGTATCCGAAGATACCCATGGAGGTCAGGATCATGAGAAATGCCACTGCTGGTATCAAATACAGTTTGAACACAATACCGGCACGCCGCCAGTTGTTGTGCAACCATACGGTGGCAACAATTTTGCCCAATTCCAATGAACCGCCCATGATGATCACAGGTATGGTGGCTGCTGAAAATATCGCAACCAAGCCGGCTACTGAATAATAAGCAGCCACGGCGCTTAATAGTAATGCGGTGGCTAAAATTCCAAGTCCAAATATCATAAAATTTATTTACCGGGTGGTGCCGTGGAGATTACCGCATGCTTTACTGCCACCCATGTGGCAAAGGTCTTGTCTGGTACATCGAACCAAACTGGCACTGTTTGCGTGGGGTTCAACCCCCAAAGATTGTTGTGTTCCAATCTGCGTCTGACTCTGCTTTGAGTGCGCCAGTCGTTGCCAAACATCTTCCTTGCTTCGTTCATAATTGCATACCATTCTTTGGTAGAGTGCAATTGAAACCAAATACGGTGCATGACCAAAGGCGTTACTTTAAGTGAGTCAAGTGACTCAGGGATACTCAACGCAGAGCCCTCAATTTTGACAGTCATTTCTAACCTTTCTAGATTTACCCTCTCGGCATACACCCAGGGTACCAGCCTGGGTTTTGATCCTAAGATCGAGGTCCTTGTCACAACCTACAGGATTTACGTCCACATGCCACGGTAAAAAAGCAGGCCCGGGTTATCGATTCACCCTGCTTTTCCATTAGACAACCCAACCTCTTTGATCATGCCCTGCAATTATAACAACACTCAACGTCATTGTCAAGTGTTTTGTTTTTGTTTGACAAGATTGCACACAGTTTGAAACTGCTCATAAGCATCACGCACAGCCGGATGAGTCATCAACTGTTCTGCTTCATCTTGCAAGGCACGTATGCCTGCTTCTGCAATATCTCTGGCACTGTTGATGTTAAGTGTAGCAAGGTCGTCGCCAAATTCTTTGGCCAACTTTTGCCACGCCTTTAATTGTCTTTGAGTCAAAGGTGTGCGATGCGGACGCATTTCACTTGCTTTACGAATTGCATCACACATGGCATCTTCGGCAACACGGCCAGCCGCAATCAATGCCGCATGGTTAGGATTGATATTGTATCTGCGACTTTGGCCGCCTGGATAACACATCACAATATGTGTGCCTTTGCTAAAACTATCTACCCATTCTTGGTTGTATTCAGCCACAGGTGCATACCTGCGACCTACTTTTTCGTAAAAGATTTTATTCATTAAAACTCCATTGTGTTCGAGCATATCCTACATAAACAGTATTTTTAAGCCAGGATACAGTGGCTATAATAAAATTCCATCGGTCTTTTGTCTTAATTGGCAACATAATACCACTGATATTAGACTCTACACTGTTTGCCACCGCATGTTGGCTGGTCAAGGTGTCAAAGTCTTGCTTGCGGCTTTGTTTAAATTTTCCAGTACCGTCATTTATCCAAACTTGATTGCCGCTGTCTGTTTGGTTGGTATTCATCAACCAAATGTCTGGATGGCCGTCACCATTAAAGTCAATAACCTTGGGAGTATAACTTGCCAGGGCACCTTTATTGTATCCTGTCATGCTGGTATCTGTTGCATCACTAAACACATAACCGCCAAGATTGTAGTAGATTTGTACCATGCTTTGACTGCCTAGCACTCTGGTCACAGCATTGTCAAACAAATAACTTATCACTATCACATCTTTGCGACCGTCACCGTTCACATCCACAATTTGACAACTGACATCATGACTTCTATTCACCGCATCATCTGTGTTGTTTTTGTCAAAATATGGCACTGGCAAAGCACTTTGGTATATGGGCTCCATTTTGCTGTTTATTTTGTAGATAAGTTGACTGGCGTGCAAGCCAACTTGGTCAGTCAGCACCACTTGCGGAGCACCTGATCCATCTAAATCACCGGCACACACTCCTGACCCAGCAAACGGATAGTTGATGGTACGAAAGGTGTCTTTGGCTCTGTAAGTGAATCCATTGGATTGGTTGTTAATCCACATTTCACCGTTGCTGTTGATCACGTCCAGCCAACCATCCTGGTTCACATCCAGCACGGTGGTTCCGTGATTCCAAGTTAGTCCATCTAAATCTATTCGTTGATGACTCTGTCCAGGTCTGGAGAAAAACACCACTGATGCGTTATTTTCTAACAGATTAGGACCATCAGTAAATCCTGGAAAGAAAATATCATCTATGCCGTCGTGGTTGAAGTCAGCCACTTGGGGATAATTAACTGACCACGCAAACTCACTGCCCAACACATCTGCGGTGGCATCTGTTGCTGTACCTGTACTAGGCAATTTATAGATTTTTACAGTGGATGTTGGAGAACTATTTGCCAGCCAACCACTCACTATCACATAACTTTCGCCTGTGGTATCAAACTTTCCAGCAGTTAGACTGGGCACATAAACACTAGATGTAGATATTGTGCCAGCGGCTACAAGTATAGCATTAACTGGTGTGTTGTCATTGGCGCTTGAGCCTCCGCCGCCGCCACCTCCACCACAACCTGTTAGAGCCACTGCCAGTGCAGGGATTACAAGTTTCCACATAGGAATCTCCTAGTTATTCAAACCATTTGATAAGTGTATTCATCGCTTCTACCAACTGCGTGTTCTTTGCCACATCCTCAGGATGCAGCCAATAACCAGCAGGGTTGGTTTCTGTCTTGGGATTCTTTTTCCACTCACTGAGTTCTTTTTTGAGATAGTTACGATGCTCTTTCAAGGTCAGCAAAGTAATACGATCAGCAGTCTCGCCGTCGATGGTAATGGGTCCAATTCGTTTACTCATTAATATGTCCTATCCACTTTGATATTGGTCAGTCCAGCAACCATTTGGAACTTGTCCCAAGCGTCTTTCGCCGCGGGGTTGCGTTCCAGTTCTTCGTCAGGCAAGATAGTTTCCAACCAGTATTCAGATCTGCGATACGGACGAGATCCAAACTTGCGTGGTTGGTGGAACTTGCCCAAGTCCCACAAAGCAAGACTGACTGATCGATAGTGATCCTCATCCTCATTCTGGCAAGCCCGCCACTCAGGGTTTGATCCAAAGCGATAGCCTTTCCAGATGTCCGACCATTGTTCATCGTCATGCGGATCGAAGTCTGTGCGAGAGATCAACACCAACACATCGTCGATGTCCACACGACCTTCCACAATGTCTCGAACACATCGACTATAACTCAATCCAATTTTCATACTTTTTCGCCTGCTTCAAAATCACGGAATCTCAAGAACCGGGGGAATCGGAGGCTGTATGTTCCGTCTTGGTTTTGGGTGACTGCGTCTGCTTGGACTTCAACCAAGTGACCAAGCAACTGATCCCTACTGGCCCAATACTCATCACGAAGAGTATCACTAAACCCACTGCCAACATTAACGCGAATTCTACGGTCATTGTCATCTCCTTCACAAATTATAGCACCCAAGCGGTTTTTGTTCCTACCAGTTCCTTCTTCAAATCCCACAATGCTGAGATCAACTGAGATGGTGGGCTTCCATTTCATCCAGAAGTCGGACCGCTTGCACTGGTAAGGTGCATCCATGCTCTTGATCATGATGCCTTCGAAGCCACCTTCTACAGCGGCTTCCGCATAGCGTTGCATGATGTCATGTCCTTCTGCTGTGTCCAAATCCACTTCCAATCCGGGCATGATGCGCAAACAGTTGGTTTGCTCCAGGCCAGCACGAGCCGATTCCAACCATTCTAAACGTTTGTATTGCTGAACATTCCAGTGCCCTTCTTGAAAAGCATCAAGTGGAATGATATCAAAAATGTGATACACCATGCCTGTGGTTTCAGCATTGCTTTTGCGATGTGCTTGGCGCATGAGTTGTTGAAAACTCTCGCCCACAATCTCACCGTCCAGCACATAATGTCCGCCTGTGCCACGACCGTGTTGAAAGTGCTTGCGAGCATCTTCAATGGCATCAGCAATCTGCGGAAAGTTTTCAAACTCTTTGCCATTGCGGCTGTACAGTGTGACATTGGCGCCACTTACCACTGCCAACACACGCACGCCATCTAACTTGCACTCCAGGCGCTTGATACCCTTTAGTTTCTTGGGCTGATCTGTGGAGTCCTGTGCTAACTGACACGAGAAAATTGGAATGCGATAATCAGTCTTGCCCACAACCTTGTTGATGGTTTTTTCGGAGATGCCACACCGCAGGTCCTTGATCAGCACACGTCGAGCCAGCCCGTTCCACTCTTCAGAGTCAAACTGCTGACTCATTTGCTCAATGGTTTCTCTTGCACGATTGCCAGTGATGTATCTGGTGCGCAGGGCTTCTAACATGGCCCAGAACTGTGTCCAAGGATTGTCACGGCCGGTAAGTCCTTCAGTCTCTGGCACTTGCCGGATGCCAAATACATAGAATGGATTGTAGGCTTGATAGCAGTTGAACAAAAAACACTGAGCATCGGCACTGCCCAACTTTGCGGCCATCAGGGCTTTTTCAATCACCTTCTCTTTGTGAATGCGACTGTCTGAACTTTCAAGATCACGTATCCAGCCTGCGGCCACTACACCCTCGAATCTTTCATTGCTGTAATCAATTTCATCCATATACTTAATGCCTTACCACGATGAGTTATAGAACACTTTCAAACCCATGAACATTTCTGCTCGAGCAGTTTTGATAAACGCCAGGTCCTGATCGTAGTAGTGCTGATCCGAATTGTTGCCAAAGAAGAATCCAGTTGTGGGCGGCAGTTGGCGTTTCTTAACTGCCTTTTCAAGTTCGTCCAAGTCCTCAGCAGTGAGTTCCATTTCAACGCCGTTAAAACTGTCATAACTTAATTTTTTTTGTTCTGCTAGAGTTTCCATCCAACCATGCAGGTTAGGATGTTTGCGCCAGTAGGCAATTTCACGTGGCTTGCTGACATTTTTGTTCACATACTCTTTGGCATTTTCGTCCCACTCAGCACCTTCATAGTAGTCATGTTGCTGACCTTCACGAGTGGCCACATAGGCATACATATCAAGACCCATTTTTTTCTCCTTGTTGATGACGATATTCGCGTTTGAGCCAATATTTGTATCTGTTGAAATATTCTTGCGGAGTTGCAGTTGGCTCATGGCCATTCCATGCAAGGGATTCCTCTACATGCTGGAACCACATTTCCTTACACCAAATACGGAATTTCATAGCATCTCCCATGTGATGGCTCGGGGATTCAACGCTCGGCGGGCTTGCCAGTAAGGCAGTGCCCATGCCACATTGGATTCAACCACAATCAGTCGTTTGTTGAAATATACTTTCATACTGCCTCCAACATGTTGGCAGGCACTTTCCATAAGCCCTGTGGAGTACGAACCGTCACATATTTGATAGCAATCTTGCTCACGGTGCCCGACATGGTCATGCCACGTTTGGTGCTGGTAAACTTTACCTGATCACCACAGGCAAACTGACGGATATTGTGTTTGCGTAAACTGGCCTTGGCAAATTTCACTGCGTCGATGATGCTGTCGAGTTCGGCGTTTGTAAACTCGCCAAACATGATCTTAGAGTTAACTTGCTGGATTGTGCTAAGTCTTTCCATTTCGGGCTCCTTTGTTGCTTACTATGCCTAAATTATAGCAAAAACGGCTTTTCTGGTCAACCAAAATAATAACCCTACAATCACTAGGACTTCTACTACCGTAAAATTAGTACGATAGTAGTATTTCTGTATTTGGCGTTGTATTTTGGTCCACATGCGCCGATTATAGCAAATAGGGCATTATTGGTCAACCAGCAAAAATGTATACTTTAGTATACAGGAGTCACAGCAGGCACAGGAGTCACTGCTAGGGTAGCACTGGGGGTGGTATTGAGGTCCAATCTTGCGGCACCAAGCACTTGATTGTTTTGGCCCTCACGTAAGGCGCCCACAATGGCCTGGCCACCAATAATGCTGGTGTTGGCCACTTGTTCAAGAAAGTATGCAGGACCACAGGAATCGGTTTGGGTGCCATATAATGGAAGTTGTTGAACAAAGCCCATGGTACTCACACGCTCGCCGGCTTGAAGATTGGTGTAGTCAATACCAGCGTATGTTTGATAAGTTTTTTCTGTGCTGAGTACATTGCCAATTACCGACCATGCTGTATTCAATGCTGTTACATTGGCCACGACTTGAGCGTTAGCATTGTTGTAAATATTTGTAATGTTGCCATTGGCTCTGGTAATGTTAGTAACTACCACTGTGGCGTTGGCTGCGCCAGCAATTGCCACATAAGCAGAATTGATGTTGGCAATGTTACTGGCATCCAACGTCACAATATTGGCCATGGCAGATGTTGCTACAGCCAGTTGGGCCGCAATATTACTGCTATCAATTGCTGTACCTATAACATCACAAGTAGTAATAGTACCATCAGGGCCAGTACCTGTGGCTACATTACTGGAATAGAAACTGGCCACTGACGAATCTATGGCTGTGGTCTGTGCTTGAATTAATGGCAATCCACTCATGGTATTGAGTCCACTAATGGTTGTGGGTAACCAGTAATTGGTGTCGATAATGTTGGTACCAGCAGGCACATCTTGTTGAGCACGATAAAAAACTGTGGTCGGACTCAATTGTGCCAGGCCATTTACTGCTGGTGCATTGGCAACCACAGCATTGGCCAAATAGGCTTTATTGATATCCCAGGGTGTTCTTGGCGTGGTATTGATTGTGGCAGACAATGCAGGTAAGGTGCTGTTGGTAATATTAGTTATTTGTTCAAACGCCACTTGCACCGCTTTGTTGGCCACTGCTTGTGCTGGTGGTATTACTTTGCTTAGATCTTCACAACCGTTGGGTGATGCTAGATATGCTGACACATTGTCAGATAGATTCATGTTTACGGAACCGTCTGTACCATACACTGGCACTGGACCTTCTGGAGTGGGTGTCTGTAATGTGGTGTAACTGTTTGGAAATATCTTGGTTTGGTCCAGCAGGTCTGCCATTGAAGTTATACCAGGAGTTGTCACTTGCAGTATACTTAATACCTGTTGCAAGTCAGTGCCAGTCACATTGGCCATACCTTGATAAGCCAATCGTTGTAACCGCAAATATTCATTGTCTGAAACTGTGCCAGGTCCTGCCAATAATGTTTGTATTTCTTTGGTTGAAAGTCCTGCAGCCAACAGTGGTGTTTGCACAGGGCCAAACACTCCTCCGACCATGTTACCTTCAGCGGCCAATTGACGCAACAGTCCAGCCGGTGTGCCATACAATTTGAGATCGTTCAAGTTGCTCAAATTACCTTGGTTGGCCAAGTCAATGGAAAAATTACCAAAATCTGGATTGACATCACTAATGCTATTTGTGGTCAGGGCATCCATGTTGGTAAAAGTAGGACCGAGATATGTTTGAGCGTTAACTGCACTATTGATATATTGGTTTGTAGTATTAATGTAACCTTGCACAGCCATGAAGCCTTGCGAAAAACGACCTGCGTCACTGTTGCCCAAATAGTTGTTGCCAGTCTGCTGGATCAGTCCAGCAAATCCTGCAGGTGTGGTTGTTACTGGAGTTAGATTGGTAAATGCAGCAGGAATGCTGTCGCCCAGCGCGGGTATGGTTGTATTACCAATTGTCATCAATGAAGATAGTGTTGTGGCATTAGCAAATGATGCCGCAGTGTAGTTGGCCACAGCAGTGAGAAAATTAGCAACAGGAGAGGCAGCATTGAATGTTGCAATAGCAGTGGTCAATGCAGATGGCAATGGATTTATGCCAGTGTTATTCAGTAAGGCTGACGCCGCTGTCAACTGCAATGGAGTTAAAACACCTTGTGCCATTATGCCGCCACTCCAACATTGCTTGATCCGCCTGATCTAGCATGACCGCAAGTGTCAACATCACCAGTCAATACCATGGCAATACCATTTGCTCTTACTGTGGTTGAGGACCCAACAGTTGTGGCATAACAATGAATAGGAGGGCATCCTCTACGCCCGCAACAGGGATGTGGAGATACAGAGTCGCCGCTCAGCGATACAGAACGACCATTAATGCGCACATTTGGACTTCCGGGTCCGGTGATTACTCCACCGGCTCCGTTTGCATCACCTACTCGTTGTATTCCTGCCATTTTATCCCACTAATATTTTCTTTTCTGGCACCTTGATGCCTGTGGTTGCTTCAATGTATTTCATACGCACATTTTCGTCTGTTAACGAAGAGATAGCAACACAGTTCATATTTAGCCGGGGATTTTTTTCAGGATCTGCGGTAAACAGGCTGGGCACAAGTCCCATGCCTTGAGGGCCGGGGGCCACACTTACAGGGTCCTGTAGCATGGCATAGCCTTCGCCGGCTTCTGTCACCTTGGCGATCATTTCTTCGCCAGAATTCAATTTGAATGTGTAAACTTTTCCAATTTCCATTATTTGCTTTCTGTTAGTTTTGTTCTGAGTTCAGTGAACCCGCCTACCAGTTGATCGTCTAAAAAGATCTGTGGTACTGTGCGAGCATTTGGTACTGCTTCTAGTAGTTGTTCCTTGGTCCAGCCATGCTGGATGTTGCGTTCTTCAAATTCAATATTGCGTGATTTGAGCAAAGCCTTGGCTTGGTCGCAGTAGGGGCATTGGTCTTTGGACCATACAATTGCTTTCATTTTAGTTTTCCTTTTAGTCTGTAAAGTGTGTGTTCGTGGCGATGATTCCAGATTCTAATAACTACTGGATCGCCGGGCCCTGTGATAAAATTAGTGCCACGAACGTGACGTCCCCATATCCATCTACCACTGAGATCACAACGACGGGGGATCAATGCGAATGTTTCCTTCCATTCCGCACGTTCATAATACCATTCACTCATCATAGATTGGGCAGTTCGTCATAGTCGATAGCATCACTCATCACGCCAATAACATAGTTAGTTGATTCATTTTCCTGTAAGGCAGTTTGTTTCTTGCTGGTGTCCACATGCTTGTTGAACCATGGAATGGGTGTGCTTCTGGGTGCTGGTTCATGATACTTGATGCCAATCTCTTTGAGTGCGTTGGCTGCTGTGTAGTCCACAAAGTCTTTTAGGATTTGTGCATTGAGACCAATCACTGGTCCTTTGTTGAACAAGTAGTCAGCCCATTCTTTTTCTTCACGGATCACATCCAGGTACATTTGATATACTTCAGCCTCGCATTCTGCTTTGGCAGCGGCAAAGCGAGGATCTTCTTTCACAACCTGATTGATGATCCAGGCAGTCCATTCCTTGTGTAAGATTTCGTCTTGCAGGATCAACTGAATAATGTTGCCGTTGCCAATAAAGATTTTGTTTTCAACCATGGCCAAACTGGTGGCAAATGAAACCATAAAGCGGAATGCTTCTAAGGCATACGAAGCATTGAGTGCCAGCCAAATTGCTTTGATATGTGAGTGATCCTTTACAGGAACTTCCAGTTCTTTTTCGCAGTTGACCATGTGCAAGTGATCGTAATAACGGCCCACACTTGACGCCATGTCCACAATCTCTTTGGTGTCATGGATGGTGTTGAACACATCCTTGGGCACATTGTAGATGTTGCGAATGATGTGGCTATAACTGCGGCTATGAATGTTGGTTTCAAAGAAACTCCAGTTATACATCAATGCTTCCAGTTCAGGTATGCCTACTACAGGAGTAAACACTTGTGCTGGTCCTCGACCTTGCAAACTGTCTAGGGCTGTTTGACGCAAGAGATTGCTGGTAAAGATGTGTTTGACTGTGTCACTTGCGTCTTTGAAATCATTGGCATCTTTGGTTAATGAAATTTCTTCTGGCACCCAAAAGAAACCACGAGCCTCTTGCTCAAACTTCACCAGCTTATTGTATTTGACTTCTTCAAACCGTTGAATGGTCACAGGACCAGCAGGATCTAAAAACATCTTGCGATGCAAGTAATCTGTTTTTGTAGATAGATTGTATTGTGCTTGACTCATATTACCAATGCCTAATTGTGTTTGCTATGATAAACCCACAGGTTATCACATGTATTATAACCCAAAACGTTTTGAAAAACAAGGCCCATCGAGCTTCACGCAAGGTTAAAATGGGCACATCTGGACGATCATCGTCTGTGTGCCCCATTAGGTGGCCTGTGGCTCGCGCCCAAATTTTTTCAAAACTGTTCAATGGAATTGATCCGTTTCAGTTGAGTGTGCCATGGCCGCAGTTGATGTGGCTCCTACCGCTGTAGAGATGGCATCAAAGTAAGGTACACCTGCTTCGGATTGATGTTTCACTGTGGTAAATCCTCGGTTGGCAGCCGCAAACTCCAATTGTTGCAAATCAGCGTATGCTGCCATGCCACGTTCTTTGTATTGTTCTGCTAAACTAAAGGTAGCAAGGTTAACTGAGTGGAATCCTGCCAGTGTAATGAACTGGAACTTGTAACCCAATTCACCAAGCTCACGCTGGAATGTTTCACATTCATCTTCGCTCAAGAACTTGCGCCAGTTGAAACTGGGCGAGCAGTTGTAAGCCAACATTTGATCCGGAAACTGATCGTGAATGGCATTGGCAAACAGTCTGGCCTGTTGAATGTCTGGGGTTGAAGTTTCGAACCACAACAGGTCAGCATAAGGAGCATAGGCTAGGCCACGAGCAATACAAGCATCAATGCCATTGCGGAAGTGATAGAAGCCTTCTTCTGTGCGAGGACGATCTATAATAAAGTCTTTGTCTAACGGATCATGATCACTTGTGATCAAGGAAGCAGCCTCGGCATCTGTACGAGCCATGATCACTGTGTCGACGCCTGCTACATCGGCAGCCAAGCGAGCGGCGTTGAGTGTGCGAATCATTTGTGAAGTAGGCACAAGTACTTTACCACCTAGATGACCACATTTCTTTTCTGACGCTAATTGATCTTCAAAGTGTACACCGCCGGCGCCCGCTTCGATCATGTGGTACATCAACTCGTATGCGTTCAATGCTCCACCGAAACCAGCCTCAGCGTCGGCCACAATAGGAAGATAGTAATCAATATCACCTTCACCAGTTAGTGCTTGCATTTGATCAGCACGACGGAAAGCATTGTTGATGCCTTTTACTACCTTGGGCACTGAGTCCACAGGATACAGTGATTGGTCAGGGTATGTGGTGTTGGCTGTGTTGTTGGCAGCGGCCACTTGCCAGCCACTCAAGTAAATGGCTTTGAGTCCAGCCTTGGCATGTTGCACAGCCATTTGACCATTGTATGCACCCAATGTGTTCACATATGGTTCGTTGGCCAGTAGTTCACGCAACTTGTGCGCCCCACGTCGGGCCAATGTGTGTTCAATTTGTAATTAGCCTTGTAATATTTTGACCACTTCTGGTCCGTAGTTTCGTTTCTTCATGGTATACCTTTATAATTTACATGCTTCGCAGTCTTCTTCAAGATCAAAATCTATTTCCTGCATGGGTGTGGGTGCTTCTTCTTTGACCATCTTGCTGCCGGCTTTGTTGATAAGACTGTAGTAGAATGTTTTGAGTCCCCAGTAGTGTGCCTGCATCAAGTTTCTAGCAATCAGTGTGGTAGGCACCTTGCGATCGGGCCAGTGTGCTGGATTGTAGAAGGTGTTGGTGGAGATGGACTGGTCAATGTATGCAGCCAACACACACGCAGTTTTCAAATAGCCCACACAGTCTTTTTGTGCCCACATCAATTGATACTTGTTTTTCAACTTGTGATACTCAGGCACCACTTGTGTGAGTGATCCTGCTTTTGATTCCTTCACTGTGATCAAACTCATGGGCATTTCAATGCCATTGGTTGAGTTGATCACCACAGAACTGGACTCCACAGGCGCCACTGCCATTAGTGTGGCGTTGCGCACGCCGTGTTCTTTCATGAGTGCCCGTAGCGGTTCCCAGTCTAACTCAGGTGAAAAGTCAGTGAGTTCGTTGACTCCGGTGCTACGTCTCTCCCAAGGAAATACACCTTTACCGTACCAGGTGCGGTCAGAATCTTTGCAACGGCCTCTTTCCTTTGCAAGTTCAACTGTTGCTTCGGTGAGGTAGAAGGCTTGGTGTTCCATCCAGGATTTAACTTCGGCCAAAGCGTCCTTATCACCGTATAGGAGGCCGCGCTTGGCATGCCAGTAAGCCAAGTTAGTAATACCGATACCAAGCGGCTGGATTTCGTCATTGGATAGTTGGCTTTGGATTGAGAGGAAGTCTTGGTAGTCAAGGATATTACACAAGGATCTTTGAAGAATGCGACAAGCACGCCGCATGTCTTCAGGATTCCTGAAGGCACCCCAATTGATACTCCCAAGTGTACAGAGTGCGATACGGCCATTATCGTCGTCCAAGCGTTTGAAAGGTCGGGTAGGTAAGAGAATTTCACAGCAAAGGTTACTCTGGTAAATGGTGTGATACTCAGGATCAAATGGTCCTTGATTCATCACGTTGTCAATGAACACTAGATAGATACGACCAGTGTCTGTTCGCTCCTTAAGTATACCTGATTTGAACACTTCCTCAGCAGACATAGTCTTCTTCCGGAGGTCAGATCTAGCTTCATATTTGACATAAAGATCTTCAAAAAGAGCAGTGTCTCGGTAGAATGCCTCGTATAAATCCGGCACTTCGTTAGGGTCAAAAAACGTGATCGCTTGTTTGTTTTTAAATCTACGCCAGAAAAAAGCAGAAAGCACCACCCCATAGTCCATATGTCGGACACGGGTCTCTTCTGTTCCTTGA